CATCGATTCACCCGCCTTATTTATCCCTCACCTCCGAGAGCTGTACTGCCTGGTTTCAAGGATCCCTTCTCCGCAACACACGTCGCGAACGCCCTTGCATTACTGCGTGGGACGATCCGTGTTCGTTAAATGTTGCACAACCTCGGGTACTAGAAAATGTCGAAACTGAAACGGATTTGGAATTTCTTATTGGGACGAAAAGTTGTTAAACAACCTTTAATACCGTGGGAGATTCTGCCGCTCAGGCTTCAAGTTGACTGGTACACACAAAACCCATCTTTCTCAGAAAGAAAAACCAATGGCTGCAATCGCGACCCTAACCCTGGCAGATGGCCAGGTTACCCCCGTCAACAAAACTTTCACTCCCATGGACTGCACGAGTGCAATGGCCACCTGGACCGACCGGTCCAGTGGTATTGCAATCGGCATGCCCAGCGTCACCCTTTCGGAAACGATCGGTGCTGATGCAGTGAAAGTGTTGGCAAAGGTACAGGTGCCCGTTCTTGAGGTGATCTCGGGAGCCGACGGCGGATACACACCTTCTCCGAAGGTGGCGTATACGATGTTCGGCAAAATCGAGTTCATCCTTCCGAACCGGAGCACGCTGCAGAACCGCAAAGACATTCAAGCTTTCGTCAAGAATCTCTTGGCCCAAGCTGTTGTCACCAAAGCGGTCGAAGAGTTTGAACGTCCCTTCTAACTAAAGGATCAACTAAAATGCCTATAGCTCAGCTTAAGCATGAAGTTGAAATCGCTCAGCGATTACTCCTTCAGTTGAATTGTCCTAGGGCCCTCACCGTAAGCATCATGCTGCGGTACGGTCACTATGACGACATTCTCTCTCTCACGGCCTCCCCAGAGCATTACTGTACCGCAGATGAGTTCTTCCCTGCCTATCAAGCAACCCGACTCTTGCAAAAGAGTCATTGGTTGCCAACGGGTAGGGATAAACGTGCTGCGGCACTGGAACGGTTCTGGGACGCCGAGTCAAGTTGTCGTACGACTAATGAAGTCTTCAAAGCCTTTCGGTGCGGATCATTGGAGTTCCATGATCAGCGCGTTTTACCTTTACTTATAAAGGCAAAGCGGAAAATCCGAGAAGTTTTGAGACCATTTAGTCCGTACGATTTTCTTGACCACGGTGGCTTTGGTCCCGGTGCTGACAGTGATACGTATGGGGGTAAGACCTCCGCGTACAACAAATTCAGTAGCCCAGGATCAGTTACTAGGGAGTGCTCTGTTTTTCTGGATTTTCTTGCATCCAACTCATCGTTGGGCAAGTTATTTCAGTGGAACATCACACAACGGAGCATTGAATGCAACCGTATCCCCGGTAATCGAGTCACGTTCGTGCCAAAAGACGCTAAGACAGATCGTTCCATTGCGGTAGAACCGCGTTGGAATGTCTTCTTTCAGAAAGGTATGGGCAAGGTTCTCAGAAAAGCGCTCAAGCGCGCCGGCACTGATTTAGACTCGCAAGAGTTGAATCAGGAGCTAGCACGTTTGGGTTCTATAAATGGGGATCTTGCAACTATCGATTTGAAAAGCGCAAGTGATACAGTTTCCGTTGAACTTGTTCAGTTTCTTTTGCCCTCTCAGTGGACTCATGTTTTGAACGCTCTTCGTAGTAAACAATTTACTTTAAAAGGTAAATGGTATACTTCTGAAAAGTGGTCGAGCATGGGGAATGGTTATACTTTCGAATTAGAAAGTTTAATCTTCCATTCACTGTTGGCAAGCATAACAGAGAATTTCTCTGTCTATGGGGATGATTTAATTCTCCCAACTGACAAGGTTGACGTGGCTGTACTCCTTCTAAACGTTTGCGGGTTCACCGTTAATCGGGAGAAGTCTTTTGTTACAGGAGTCTTTCGGGAATCCTGCGGCTCTGACTTCTTTAATGGTACAAAATGTACCCCCATTTATTGGAAAGACCCGCTACATGAAGAAGGAACTCTACGACTGGTTAACCAAATCTCTCGCCTTGCTACTCGTATTAGCGGCGGTCACTTCCGTGATCGTCGCTATTATGGTATTTGGCGCGACTTGGTACAACGGTTACCAGAGCACTTTCGTCACAGGTGTCCACCCTCCATCTCCTCCGGTGTCCACGACGTCTCAGACGCCTGGATTAAGAGATCAAGATGGGGGTGGTGTGGTTGGCACATCCGAGTAGGGTTACCGCAGTCACTGCGGTTTCCTTACAAAGAGTACCAACCTGCCGTTCTTTCGCAGTTCTTTAGTCCATCAACAGATGGCTATACTGTAAGAGATCGGATCAGGTGGCGAACAGGCACAATCTTCATCCCTTCTGGGGTGGAGCAGATCGGACCATGGCGTTAACGTAAGTTAACATCCTGTTTCAGTGATTGATAATCACTTGGTAGGCGTTCGCCTTTAATAGAAGAG